GAGTCCATGTAGATCCAGAACGTGTGAATATATACGCTGACCCCGAATTAGTACTCGGGGCATTATCTAAGTTAGCACCAACTATTGCGGTATTGCCATCTGATGAAATAGCAACTGACCACCCAAACTGATCACTATCAGCGCCGACAGCGCCGTCCAAAGCGGTTAGTTTTATTTCCAAAACAGGATCTAGTTCAATAACAAAAGATTCAGAATAAGTTTGGCCGTCTGAATCAGTAGCGCGAATAGTTATCGTGTATTGGCCTGCGGACGGATAAGAAGCAATTGATAGCTCTCCGGTCGATGAGTTAATGTTAAAGTAATTATTGGGATTGCTAGTCAAATCCCAAGCGATAATATCATTGGGTAGATTAGAGTCAACTGCGGTTGCCGTGCCAATTATCTGACCAACACCCCTAACTGATAAACCAATTTTATTATTACTTAAATTAATATCAGTAGGCGGTTGATTTCCGTTAAAAACCAAAATAGTGAATGTTTCGCTGGTCTTAGACCCAGAAAAACGAATAGCAGTAATTTCTACAGGTATTGAATTGCGCAACGCATGATCTAAAATAGTATTAACTAAAACATTACCATCTGTAGTAATAGCAAAAGAACCAGTGGGATCATTTAATTCGAAATCAAATGTTTCAGTTGAATTAATAACTGTTGCTATTCCCACCACCTGACCTATAGATGCGTTATCACCTATTTGGGTATTATCAAGTTCTATATCTGCTATGAACTCATCAATTATAGTTTTGACATTAAACCCAACACTACCTTTAAACCCAACACCACCTTTTGCTATTAACCCCATGTTATTCCTTAATTTTAATAATTGATTGTCATTATTTATTATTATTTATTATTATTATTTTTTTATTATTTATTATTATTATTTATTATTTATTGGGGGTCAAATTAAAATTATTTAATTTTTTTTAATTATTTTTCTCAATAAATTAAGTGCTGTTTCACGTCCGCGCTTGTTGATAATAAACCGCCATGAAGCATTTGATGTTTCTAATTTTCCAAGTGTTCGGTTAAGATCATAATCAGTGTCATGATATTGAGCTAAAATTTCTGTGGGGTTTATTGACGTATCCACTACTAAGTCGATGCCCATATGCCCAGGCAAAGTAGTTTCAGTAATATTAATAATTTCAAAATATCGCATTATACTTCATCTAAAAATTGATCAATCATTATTGCTATATCATCTCGACCATGCATATCTGCCAAATCACTTATATATCTAAGAGCTGTGGGATTTTGATCTTGTATAGTATCATTATCTGCCAAAATTGCTTGAGCTTGTTGCCCTACAGCCCACCCAAATTTACTGGAAACTAAGTTAACAAAGTCTTCATCAGAAAGATGATCGGTCATATCTGGTTCCATATCTCCATCCGGAACTTCAAATGGTATTTCCAAGTAATCAGCCAAATCTTCTGCTAAATCATATTCCCGGCGTTGTTTAGCAACATCAAATATCAATTTAAGTGCATTTTGGTTTTGGTTTTCAAATCCATCACCATTAAGGATTGCGGTGGCTTGTTCAGCTACCGCCCATCCAAATTGTGATCTAATATCAGCTAAGAATGTTTCTCTATTTCTTACCATTATTATTATTCCAAAATATCAAGTTCATCTATGTGGAAAGTTTGTGTATCAATAACATCATTTAGTTTAACTGTGTAAAATTCACCTTCTTTTACAACAACTTCACCGGTTAAATCTTTGAACAATCCTTCTACTACAACCCTAACATATGATTTTGCGGGCGCTTCATTAACTGTTTCTTCAACAGGATTTAATGTTCTTAATATAGCGCCGCCCAATTCTAATTCATTCTTTTCTAAAGCATAATCACTTATAGTTTCAAGTATATTTCTCTTTATTTTTGCAAAAGATTTACCTTCTAGAATAAACTTGGTTGCTCTACCTGCTTGATCACCCTTTTCTTTTGTAATAGCTTCAACAAACATTGCTTTGTTTTTTACTCTGCCAGAAAATACTGCCTTTTGATCGGATTCTTTAATACCATATTTTTTAGCCATTGCAGCATACTTGTCTTCTGGTTCTGCCATTTGTGCGGCGGCTCGAACATAATCCAATGCTTCTTTATTTGCAGGAATATTAACAACCGCTAGTGCTTCTTTTGGTGTTTTTCCCTTTGCTACCAATTTTCTAGCTTTGTCTAATGCAAATTGTCTTGAACTACCAATTCTATCCATTTGTTTAGCCATTTTGTCACTTGAACTCATAGCAGAAGTAGCTTTTCTGCCATCTTTTGCTTCCATCATTTCGTTGTGCATAGCTTCGCCCAATCCGTCATCATTGCCGTAATGTTTTTCATGTAGTCTATAAGCTAATTTCTTTAAAGCACTAACTATTTTCTTAACAGATTCATTTCTACCGTCATATGTAACAACACTTAAAGCCAAATCCATTTTATTTTCGGGATCTCTATGGCTCATTGGATCTTCAGCGTCGCTTGACAAGTGGCTCAACACATTGCCTAAACTCTTTTTGCTTTCCATATCAATATCATATTTGTTGATAGCATCGGCAATTTTTCTAGCATAATCACCAAGAGAAGAATCAAAACGTGTTAATCTAGAAATATTTGCATCCAAGTTAACAGAAGCCCAATCATATGATTCGTGTAAGTTCATTGCATGGGCTACGTTTCTAGTTACTGTTTTATCCCAAGTGGATTCTATGACTTTAACCAATCTTCTCTTTTGTGATTCTGAAAGATACTTAGTTAATTTCTTAATCTTTGATTCATCTTCATTGAAATGAACTACTTTGGTAGCTAGACCAAAAAACTTTTCCTGATCTTCAACTAAATTTTTGGCTTTAGTTCTTCTAGTTTCTTTTATTTCTTTTACTTTCTTTGCAAGTTCTGTTTTCTTTTCATTTAATTTTTTAGCGCGTTCTTCATTCATTATTGTGTTTACATCAAACTTTTTAAACCATTCAGTTAACCCTGATATACTTTCATTATTAATGGATTCGTATTGCGCTTTGTTAACACCAACCATTTTGGCCACTGCATCGGCCAAATTTTCGATATATTTGAAAGTTGCATTACCTTGCGGCATAGTAGTATTCTGTCCGCCAACCAAATACATATAGTGATCACTTAATCTTGAAATAATGTTGCCCAAAATAGCATCATCACTGGGGTTTAAATACTGAGAAATGGTCGCATAATAATCGGCTTTCTTTTGATATGCTGCTACTTCCGGATCACTGCTTAATTCTTTTTGAGGAATTGCTTGTTTTGCTCCCGGAAAACGAGTAATTTCTCGTTCAGCCAATCTCTTGGCTTGTTTCAAGAAATCTTCATTTCTAATTTCTTCGCCTTCGGGACCATATGACCTATCTGTATCATCACTAGAAAATGCGTCTAATTTTTCTAAAATTTCTGCCCACTTTTGAATTTGCGGAGTTACTTCAAAATCAACGCCTTTTTTTGGTCTTGCTTCATCTAGTGATAAATTAGCAACATTTTCAATTATTTTTCTCATTTTTAAATCCTCTGGATCAATTTTTAATTGACTATATAAATTTTCTATTTTTAAAGATACATTATCTTCATTTAGGACATTAGTAATATTATTTACTGTATTTATGGTTTCTTCATACAGGGTTTTACTATTTATCCCATGAATAATTTTACTTATTTCATTTATCTTTTCCCAAGCATTAACCATAACATCTTTAGTAAATTTAGTTTGTTCTGTTAGAGTTTTTGAAAATTTAAATAATATTCGTAAATCAACATATTGTTCAGTAAGTTTTTTAAGCTTTGCACCTGTATCATCATAAAGAGTACCGCCTTCGGAAACATATTTGGCAATAGCTCTATTGCCCGATAACCAATTTGTGGGCAATTTAAATCTTTGCCCCACTGCATCTTCAATAAATGTTTGTGCAATTCTACGTGATCTTGCTCCTCGAATTTCTTCATTTATTCGGTCGCTATGTCGTAAAATTAATTTTATTTCTCCTATTTTTTGGTAACTGGATTTGGATGAACCAAACAGTGAACTTTCACTCAAATGTGCGAAATCTTTAGGGGATAATTTTTTACCAAATTTCTTTAATGAATAATCCATATTATAGTGTCTCGCTGTTTGCCTAATCATATCTATAGTTTTTTTATTTTCGGTTACATCCGCACTTGAACTAATATAAACTTTAATGTTGCCAGAATCATCCCCGTCAACCATTATCATCATATTCGATGGTTCTGCAAAAAATCTAGTTGCTGTTTCCGAATCATAGATACGAGTACCTTCAGAATCAAACATATATAGAGTTTGTCCAGAACCTTTTAGTATGTCAAAAATTCGTTGAGTAGCTTTTGATAAAATAATAGGCATTTTTTTCCTTAACAGTTTTAATTATTTATCATTTAAAAGATAATTGGCATTGGTGCTTGAAAATCATCATCGTAATCTAGCGTTTCCTTTAATTTATCATCAAAATCCGGGTCATAATTGCTCAACATAACAACCATTCTAATACATAACAACGTAGCAGATATAATATCATCATTATACCCGTATTTAGCCGCGAAGCCAGGGCCACTTCTAACAAATCCCTTAAGTTCGGAAATAAGAGCTTTTGACAGAATAGTTAATCTGTTTGTTTCAACCAAACTCTTAAATTTCATTGAAGCGGCAATTTTACTTTTATTAGTGGTGGTCATACCTTTGCGCATTCTACGCCCCATTCCCGCTCGCTTGGGTTCGTGCATAAAAGTACCAGCAAAATTTTCTTCATCAGTATCACTAACCACTTGTAGAGCAGCTTCGCCCACTGTATTATTTTCAATTGTCCAATATATTTCTGTATCACCCTGCTGTTGTCCACTTGAAACCATTGAATCCTGTATTCTTTTTAATATTCTCTGTAATACTTTTACTTGACCCCTAGTATCAATATTGTTAGCTTTCCATTCAGCAACTTGAACCATTTCCGGCATTTGAAATACTTGAATAGCTGCAAAATCACCGCCAGTGCCCACAGCGGGATCATACCCCACAACATAAGTTTTATTGGGTATGGGTTGAGTATACCATCTAACTCCGTCATCAATTAAATACGGATCAACGCCCGATAAATTGGACAATCTAAGTGGATGAATTAGCGTTTCATCTGCTTGAATAAACTTGCAAGCGAATTCTCTCTCGAATTGTGAGAGTCCAACTTTTTGCATTTGGCTTTCAGCCCACGCATCATCGCGGTCAGGATGAGCGTCCCAAGTTACTTTTATAGCTTTAAATCCATTGATACCCACACTGCCTACTCGTTCCAAACCATTTTCATCAATAGTATTTTCGGCACCAAACCAAATCTTAGCGAATTGATCTTCATCTGAGTTGGGAGTAGAAGTGATAATACAGTCACCGCCAGTAGAAAGGGTGGGCTGAATAGCAGTCCAAAATTCTTCCGCAATCTTTGGTCTAACGAACGCAAATTCGTCCAAATATAATAGAGAAATACTTAGACCACGGCCAGCGTCGGGAGTGGTAGCTCGTGAAATAATTCTACTACCATTATCAAATTCAATACTTCCCTTGTTATATGTTACAGCGCCAGCTTTTAGCCATTCCGGAAGTTCTTCATATGTGTATCGTATTCTCTGCATAATTTCTAGAGCAGATACGTTTTTGTTGGCGGCAATTAGAATAGTTTGATCGGGGCGAAATATTGCTCGCCAAACGATATATGCTGCGGCGGTAGTAGTATTATGGCTTAAAATTCCATTTGCATAATACCAATGTTTGGGATGATTTATTTCAACATCATACATATGTGTTCTAAAATTTAGATTACGAACACTTATGACTCGTTCGGGACCTTTTTCTGTATGAAGAGTAGTGTTGTATGGGATACAATCCTTTAAATAGATTGTTTCGCCATTTTCCTGATAGAATAAATGTTTATCAGCACCATATATAGTTCTTGTATTTGTTTTTAATTCCCAACATTCATATGGCACAGTTCTAAATGCATTTACGCCCATCGCAAAATCTGAATGAAATAGCACAGAATTAGTATGTGTAAATTTTTTTACATCATCTAACGGAATTTCATGCTTAATTCTATGATTTTTATCTATTATCCAAAGAATTGCTTTAATAATAACTATACATAATTTTTTAATCATACAGTTATTTATTATGGATGATTTATGACCTTAGTTTTTCCAGCATTTTAAATCTATGATCCCAATATTTGTCATGATCGGAACAGTCTATGTGTTCGTTTAAAGTCCAATCATGATGTGGTTTTCTAGTATTTTCCGGAGGAAGCTTATCAAATAATTTAAATTCATTTCTAGTCAAATAACAATCGCACAATAATTCAAAATTAAAAGCAAAAAAGATCCATTGCTCTGTATGATGTGATCCATCCCACGTTTTTTGGGGGTCTGAATAATACTTATATGTATAACTTCTATCAATTAGGGAATATATTACGTCGCCTGATAATTTTCTATCACAAAATCTCTTAAATTTTACAAAATCAAAAGTTTTGTTTCTATATTCAACTTCATCATAAGTAGCAAAATATAATGCATGAGGATATAAATGACTCCATGTAGTATATCTTATACCTGCTTCTTGATCATAGACGGCACGTTCTTCTATAATCCATTTATTGTTTTTTATTTTTTCATATTCATACAACATGGGTGCCTCATTAATATTTTAATAGTAATTTAGCATTTGATCGGGGATAATCAATATGAATTTTATGTGTTTAGTTTCATTTAATCGAATACCACATAGATAGGTTAGATAGTTAGTATCAGTATCATTTATCCATAATGATTCACAATTTAATCTATCTGTATAATACACCCCCAATACAAATGAAATTAATAATATCAAAATTATTATTGATATGTATCCTATTACATCTACTACTATATTCATTTTCTAATCTCTCTTATATATTACCATAACAAATAGCACTTAAAATTACTAATATCAAAGAAAATTTCATCAAAAGATTTTCTAGATATTTATTTATCTTTCTTTCATTCAGTTAGTATTTTAATCTTATATGTATTATGTCTGTCTGTTTCACATATTAATTTAATTTGTTCTTCTTCAGGAATATCTTTTACTGTTTTAAATGATATACCATTTAATGAAACTATTGGTAAATTTACACCATTTGCTTGAAGTGTCATTCCTGTTCGATTTTCATCTATTTTTCTTAATATTAAATTATATGGTTGTTCTGGTGTAGGGTCACATTCTCCCAAAGGGCTTGCTGATAATTCCTTATCAAATATTTTATCTATTGGTAGTTTTGGTTTGTTTGGATCTATTATTTGTTCTGATTTATCGAATACAAATTCCACTGGTTGCATTGCTAAAGCCATTCTACCAAATGCTTCGCCTATTTTTTGAGCAGGGTTATCTGTTGACGTATTATTGTCTGCAATTGCCGGAGTAGCCAAACAAAAGAAGACCAAGCTGGCGCTACGTAATATATTCATTTTATCTATCTCCCTTAAAAATTATCACAACAAATAGCAGTTAAACTTATCAATATCAAGAGAAATTTTATCAAAAATATATAAACCGATGAACAAGGATCCTATTACGATTAGTTCATACGATATATTTTTTCAACGGATGCCACCCATTATATTTTGCTGCATCGAATGTATCCAATATTTCCATTGATTTTGCATCAGCTTTGCATTTTAAAAACATGATATTAGTTTCTATTGGGGTACTTTCAAAATATGAAACTACCAAAATACCATCTAAATTTTTATTAATAATACGATACGAACTATTTATAAAACCATAGGGTTTTAAACTTTCAGTTTCTGATATTTCCTCAATGGTCAAAAATGACCGATATTCATCAACTTCGATCATATGTAGATTATGAATAATACAATATTTTATCTTATGACAAGTATTAAAGTAGGGATATTTACTCAAATTAATAGAAACATTTAATAGATCTATTGATGTCAATAATTTATCTAACCAACCAATTATATTGTTGTTGGGCAAGCAGTCCTTAAAATCCTTATATCTTTCCTTTAAACGTAATATTTCTTTATACAATTTAAGTTTATTATTATAATTATAATTTGTTATATCACCATAAATTATTTTATAAATAAGGTTATCTATACGTTGTAAATATAAATATAATGGATTATCATTAATAAAATTTTTAACCCCATCATTATCTAATGCATTAATATTATCAAAAGTTATACCCAATGGTATACATTCAAACTGATACACTTTGTCCACCCAAAAACTCCAAGCATTCTTTGACCATTTTATCTGGATTATCTTTATAATCCCTTTCCCAAACTATTTTAACTGAATAACCTGCCGATTCCAAATCTTTTATTTTCTGAGCGTCATATTCTCTTTTATCTGCGACAGTCATTACCGTACCATTTTTATTCTTTTTAATAATATGACTATCCGAAAAAATATCAGGATTACCATGCCAATAATCACCAAAAAACTCAATTATGTTTTTATTATTATCATATAAATCTACCTGATATACACGGCGAGGAGTTCTTATTGTTCGTTCTTCACTTCCATAAAATAATTTACCATCATGTCTTAATTGAACAGCATCAAACAATTCTCGACTTATTTTTGATATACCAGAAAACAATCCAGATTTCTTTAATGATTCATACCATTTTTCTTGGCGTTCAACCCATTTAATATGACCCAAGTCTTCACCATATTTTCTAATGAACCAAGCTTTATCACGTAAATTATGAATTCTTGCAGATTCCTTGGCTTCTTGTTCTGATTGGCCCTTCTTAATCCAATATTCCTTCATTGAAGGCCTATTATAATCTTTTCTTAAGCCATTTTCAGCCGCTTTTTCCTTGGCTTCTTGTATTTGTTCTTTTGAATGAACTTCTGATTTATCACTCCATGGACTTAATTTACCGCCATGTTGAAATCCCGGGTTATTACTGCCTTTCATATTATTACGTATTTTTTCGCATTTCGTATAAGGCATATTGTAATGTAGAGCTAATTCTTTTGGTGAATTAAACCCATGCATTTTAGCGTGAAGATTTGATATTTCTTTAGCGGGTTCATTACATACCGGGCACATAATAAAATCTATGCCTTCTGTGCCGCCCATAAATTTACTTCTAATTCGTTTTTTAGTAAAACATTCCGGTGAACACACTAATGAATTGTGTGATCCCATATATTCTTTAGAGCAGATAATGCATGTCTTATCATGTAATTTTTTCAAGTAGTAAGTCCTTTTATAATCAATAATTAATTATAAACAATTACTTACTTAATTTCAACAAAAGATCTTCCAGATGAGTAACAATTTTTTCTCTAAAATTCATTTGAATTAAACTTTTTAATTTGACTTTTTTATCATTAAACTTTATAATAGTATTAGCTTGTAATGATTTGCCCATTTGACGGGCTGTGAGTGCGACGATGTATTTATAATTAGTAAATATATCCAACATTTCACGTTGAAAATTAAACAAGTCAAATGGCACGTTCCCCTTTAGGGGGTGTTGTATCATTACATAATTTTCACAAAAATATTGAGCATTTTCTGCACATTTAATAAGTTCTTTCGCTCGCGCTTGATTGAAATAACTTCTAGCATGTGGTTGTTTAACATATACAGGAGTCATACTCATTAATGATTTTCCAATTACATTCCCAAAGCGGCTTTAATAGTTTCTACTTCCATTTTTTTAGCTTCATACATCTTTAACATAAATTCTCGTTCAGGACTGCCCATTTTGGCTTGTTTAGCTTGTGTTAAATAATAAGTCATATCACTTATCAAATTAGGCAAACTCTTTTTAGCTTTAGTTAAGTAATAAATTTGATCACTTTTTTTATTAGCTACGCTATTATCTGCGGGGGGGGATACGCCCTCTACTATATTAATCAAATTTCTCATTTTATTTTCCATTTTAATCTCCAGTTAGATTTCCAAAATATTCTTTACATTTTTGAATTCTTTACACCAAGTTCCGTGGCTTAATAATATTTCTTTTATGGTTGCATCTATATTTAGTTGCCAATGGTTTAAGAATTTATGTATTCTAGGAAATGTGGGGTTCACATCCATTGTTTGCCATATAAATTCATTTAATACACTTCTATAATCGGGCATGTAATAGTAGATGTGTATTGTAGTTAAATCATAACCACGAAAATACAATTCGCTGTCCATTATATTAATTTCCTTCTAATACTCGTATTTTAGCCAATAGTTCTTGATTTGATTACCAATTAAACTCATTTAATTCACCTAATCTTTAACACAATTATTAACTCTTTTACCAGTTTGTGGACTTATTTTTGTTTTTGGCTTGCCTATTTTATACCCATCCCAACATTTTGGATCCAACCTAGTTCCTGCTTCGTCAACTTGATTTTCTCCCATTAACCATGCCACTCCGCCAGCACGTTTAAATTTCAATTCGTTTGTTGATTTTAGTCGTTCAATCATTTTATTAAAATCTGTTCCGGCGCCACGCATTAAAACGACTTGTTTATTATTATTGTCAAATTTATCAACTATGGCAACTTTATAATCCATTTTACCGGAAACTTTATCTCTAACAGGAATAGCAGTTATTTCTAATTCAGGTGATTTAATAAATTTGCCAAGAACTACTTTCTTTGGCTTGGTTATTCCGGGCGCTGCTTCGTTTGCAACTAATTCCCATTCACTGGCGTCGGACACTGGTTCATTTATACCACCAGAAGTAATCCATTTTTCACCGGTTTCTGTATTCACCGCAACAGGGGCGCCATTATCACCAAAACTATATTCAAATCCATCAAATTCCATATTATCTTCTAAATTTGCTTCTAATGTGTCGTCAGCAGACAGAGGTGTAAAATATGGTTTACGTGGTGCAATCGAAGTGGCAGCTTCGGCGACATTTTTTTTCTTAAGAATTAATTTTTCAAGTTCTTTTCTTATTGCTAATTCATCCTTGCCAAATTTAGTTGCAATAGATTTAGCGTATTCTCTCATTCTAAAATTCAACAGATTAGGTACTTCGCCAAACTTTTTTACATAATCATCGGCTGCTAATTGAATTGCTCTTCTGAATTGAAAACTGTCTTCTTCATTAATTTTTTTTTGAGCACTTTCATCAATTTTTTCAACACGTTTTTTCATGTTTTCAAAAGTGCCTACTGCATCATTCCAATCATCGGTATAATAAAATCCGGGTTCATGCGGTTTGCCATTTTTAAAAAATCTAACAGTAAATTCTCCATCTTCATTTTTCTTTTTGGTTAAACTTACTCTTTCACCTTTTGAATTTTCTTTTGATGTATATGAATTCTGTGATTCATTAATGCTTTCTCGTAATTTTTTAAGATTTAACCTTGATAAATCTGGTCTCGTTGCTTCAGGATTAGATATTTTGCCTATATGTTTGCCAACATAAACTTTACCGCCAGTTGATGGTCTATTTAATTGCGAACCCCATTTTTTGACATTTTCTGTTTTTTTAATTTTCCCATCAGCAGTTACATGTATTAATTTAACATCATATGTTATATCCATTTCGCCTCTGCGTTCGGTGGGTTCTTTATCACTCTTAACCACAACATGTAATTGAATATCACCATTTGAGGGCAATCCTGCTATAAATACAGACCCAACAGGTAATCTGTGATTTTCTAACTTAGTTTCTTTTTCAGTAATTATAGCGGTTTCTTTTAGAAATCTTTGGTACTTTTGTTCAATAGTTTCTGAAATTTCGTTGTTTGCTGATAGAGGGTTGTCGCCATATCTTGCTTGCACATAATCCTGTTTGAATTTTCTTAGAGAACCCCGATCAATGTTCATACCCTTTATAGAAACAGTGGTCTGATTATCCAAAGGGTTGCCGTGTCCGTAATCGAAATGTTCATTTACACCCAAATCCAATAATTTAAATAATTTTTCGTCTGCTTCCTGCATTGTAAGTCCTCTATCAACTAGTTCGTTACTTAATGCTTCAAATACTACAGGCCAATTTTGTGAAGGTGTATTTACAAATTTTTCATATGAATTAGCTTCCCAATCATTCATACCAAAATGTGGTTGAAAATCATCGCTATAATCATATGCAGTTTGTGGTTCCGCATAATCTTCATCAGATATGGGTTCTGCAACCATTGCAGCATTGACGGGCATAGCAGCATCACAATCACACGTATCAGTACAACCACATGGCAATTCCTGTTCTGCATAATCAACAACACCGGCCAATTGAAGCATATATTTCAAATCAGCAGCATTTGTTGCAGAATATGAATGATTTTCAGTTCTCTGGCCGCCCACTTCGTCAAAAATTTTATTAACGTTTAGAGTATAATTTTCCTGATTAGCCATTAGTTTTTCCTTTGTATTTTTTTCTAACTTTCTGAAGTGCGGGGGTGGTTAGTGCTACTTCAAGTTCTTTTACAACGTCTTTATATTCTAAATATGGTGTTGATCTAGTTCTAGTAGAATGTAGATTACCCCAACAACTCATTATATCTTTAAGAGCTTTTTCCTCATCTGTTGGTTTAGCATTTGACTTGGCACCACTTGCGGGTTTTACCAATACAGCACCATCTATATCTTTGTTAAAATCTGATTTATACCCATCCACTTTTTCCGGTTTAAAAGTTTTTACCCACGCAAATAATCCCTGCGAAGAAGGATACATTTTACTGGGGCGGCCAGCTTCTGTTTTTGCCAAATAATCCTTAAAAGTTTCTACTTGTGTTTGCCCTGCTAGTAATTCCTGTGGTATATGTGTTTCATATTCATTATAATTTGGATTAGTCGTTAATAAACTACCTCTTACATATTTTTTCTTAGCAGCTTCTTCTTCAATTTCCTGTTCTAAATTAATTTGATCAGTTAACTGTTCCATGCCCTCAAATTGATTGCGCACCACCACTTGTCGCTGCGCAATATTCCATAATACAGCTAATTCGTTGGTTAATACATAAGAGCTTACTGGTATATCTAAAACTACATCCACAATAAACACTTCGCTTGCATCAACGCCGCCGAAATCAAGTGGGTTTTTTTGTATTATTGTTTTCGTGATCTTACCAATTTCTAAAACTCTATATTTTTTTAAGAAAGTAGATAATTTTTCATACATATCGTTTGTAATCGGAACAATTGTTTTTATTCTTAACGGATATTCGCAATGTGTTTCTACTAGAAGCTTTTTAAAATCAGTCATTTTATATCCTTAAAAAGGTTTTATTTTATTTATCAAATATGAAGTAAACCAAATTTAATTATTCTCTAGGGCTATACCAGGGGTCTAAAATTACAAAAATACCATTTGATCTCTTCATAACATTAGATTGGCTGTACGTTAAATCCTCATAACATTTTGAGGGTCTATTTTTGTTAACATCTAATAAAGTATCAAAAAACGTTTTATATTCCGGGATATGGTCAAACTGTTTAGGAAATTCATATTCCTCTTCGTCTTTATTTTTCAAAACATGATATGGTTTAGCGGGCAATGATACTAATGGATGATTTGAGTGGTCAATTAAAATTTTTGCTGCTTTATATTCTTTTTCAGTAAGACGTATTAATTCTTCCATTCTCACTACATAAAAGTTTTCATTGAATTTTCGTAATAATTTTGTTTTGAATTTTGGTAGGTGCGGATTATTTTGATTTTTCAAACAATATTCTACAAATTTATAATAACAGTGATCTCCATCAAGCACTACCTTAACAATATAACCAGACGGATGCCGATAAGCATACCCATACGATCCGCTACCAACATGAACATATCCCGCATCTGTAAATAATTGACGAATAGATTTTTCTTTAGATATTACGTCCTGCGTTATTTTTTTATATCCAGTTAATTCGGTTATTATTTCATCGTATTTCATTTATTTGTCTTTCAATAAATTTTTAAGTAGTTCGTTTCTATTCATTAGAATACTGTCATCATCCAATACTTCTGCGCCAGATCCTGCACGTTTTTCTTCAAGTTCTATTTTACGTCGCAATAAATCAATTTTTTCATCTTGTTGTTTTAATCTATAATACTCCAATTTCTTTTTAAGTTTGGTATTTTCACTATCCATAGCTATTCCCAATGCAGCCACAGCAGGTTCCAAAAAATTAGAAGCATATTTACTGTCAGCATTGAACCCTGCATCCAACATGTCCTTATATGCGGATAATGCTTTGTCTCGGATTTCATCAATACCACCGTCGTCTAATGCCACACTTTGTAGATTTAATGAATGTAACATCTGTTTGAGGTTTGTAACATCCGTTATTTTTTCTTGAATTGACTTTTCCTCAACGGGTTCATCAGCAATAGTTTCGTCATCATCAGAAAGAGTAGCCATAACCTCTTCCATGCTTGGTAAATTCAAAGTTTCCTCAATCTGCTTCGTCATATTATTTCCTAAATAACTGTTCTTCCGTCATTATTCTAAATGTTATACCAGCTTTCTTACAAAAAGCTTGGGCAGCTTGCCACTTAACAGTATTTAATGCTACAGAAAGTTTATCTTTTTTGGATTTTGCTTTTTCTAAAAGTGTTTCCTTAAGTGGTTTAATCTCAATTATTTCTACATGGATTTTATTGGTTTTATCTATATATTTAACAAAAAAATCAGGTACATAAATTGTATCTTTGTTAGTAAAAGGATTACGATATGGTATTTGCAAACTTTCACTAGCCCATTCCGTAATATTGGGGTGTATATCAAACTTTTGCATTAACCCCAATTCCCAACTGCTTCTATATATTATGGGATATTTGCCTATATATTTTTTTGGATTTTTGGGTTCGTATTGCCCACTAGTATATCTACTCATCTAAAAATTCCATTAATACGGCTAATTAATCTATTCTGTATATTTTGTCCAATGCCTCGCACAACATTGCCTGCTATTTTACCGGGCATACCAGTCGCACTTGAGCGTTCTAATGTTTGTATTGTATTTACACCCAAATTAATATTTGAAACAGCATTATTTAACTCAATATTGCCGCGTAATTCGGGATTATTACTAAAAGCTACTTGGATACCGTTGCCTATTGCATTAGTGTAACTTGGATTATTATTCTCCTGAGAAACCGAATATACAGGTTGCCTGGTATCAGCGAAGGCATTAACCGTGTTGTTGGTTATGTTTTGTCCCTGAGCCTGTGTTTTTAATGTTGTGTTTAATGTAGGATTTTGAACAAATCCAGGGAAAAACACATCATTAAAATCTCCTAAATCTAACCCGTAATCACTTGCCAACGATTGATTAATTGGTTGATTATCCGCTTCAAAAATAATACCCTCATACGCAAATCTTATTCTAATCATTTGTGGGGAAGTATTATCTGAATAATCTTCATCGTCATAATTAAAACTTTGAATTTTGGGATTAATAAGAGTAAATTTGTTAAATCTGCCAGCGCCAAATTGATAAAATTCAATATCACTAAAAAAATAAGCATTATTTCCGTTGGTGTTGGGTGCATTAAAGCCAAAATCTAAATCACCCTGCGCAGTTTGAAACCGTGAAGCTATCACATCATAATTCCAAGAAGTTCTAGTACCAAAAAAATCACCATAATAATATTGGCAATATTCTTTAAACATTTGAACTACTCTTTGGTCATACGTATCATAAAACGTAACTTCAATGGGCTCGTATTCTATTCCGGTTTGAATAACTCTTTTCTTATTATATTGATTAAGCGTTTCTGTTTTAAATGCAATATTTGGCCTAGTGGCTGATTTAATTAAAAAACTAACACCGGTCGTCCAATCTCCATATCTAGTTACGCCGCCCTGCCCGATCGGCCTATTAAAGTTAACCGTAAATAAGAATTTGGGTCTTGGTAGACGATCCAAATTAGCATCTTTCATACCCCACATTCTAGCCGCTGTTCTAGAATCTCTAAAAATAGTCGAAGGTTCTGCGGCAGTAGTTGGCAATACGTTGGTTAATGTTCTTAAAACGTCACTAAATAATGGCATTGTTATCCTTTTATTAATGTTAATATTTATATTTTAGAAATATTATACATATTTAATTATTGATTGGTTTATCATGAATTATGCCAAAGTTTCCTCTGGCATAATTATTCTATAAAAATTGAGAATATTAATAATAAAAATATATTGTTATCAATAAGTTATTAACCAATTGTTCCTGGGCTATTGCCTGGTACGTTATTGAACGGAATAAGTGGGAATACGCTTCTGTCATCACCATCTTCACCAGCATATTGAGCGTTATCATAACGAATACTCATCGTAATCATAGTTGGGTCACTATTTCCATAATCAAGTGAGCCCCAATCAACATTGCTCAAAAAACAGCCCTCTAAAAACCATTCTTCTAATACCTTGACGTTTCCGCCGTCCAACATTTCCATATACATATTGAATTTATAATTTATGCCAGCAGCAAATCCGGTTTGTTCAAAATGATTTAGTTGTTTTTGAACTTGCTGACCAACTAATCTTGTTACTCTGTTAGTGATATCATCACGAACAGTGACTTCAATCGGTTGCCATTCGTGTTTACCTGCATAATATGCTTTTGAGTTATAACTATCAACAGGTACAGGTGTTTGATCTAATTTGGGCCTAGAAGCGGTCGCTACCTGCCTTGATAAATCTTCTAACTGTTGTTCATCACCAAAGTTTAAGACACGTACTCTAAAACGATACGCTGGCTTGGGTTGCAACATACCGATTTTACCTGCCGCAGCACCGGTGGAAAATATAGGTACACCAAATTTAGATAAAGTTTTTAATCCTGCCATTACGATCTCCTAAAGGATTTAATATTAAATATATTTATAGTTTTTCTAAAAAGTATGCTATTATTTTAATATGATTGAACAAATTAAAATAGAATGTGATAAAATTTTAGAATTAATACCGCAAAAACACAATAAAGCGGTTAAGTCACACCCATGGCTATTACCCAAATTAATAGAATTATACGGCAATAGACCAATAAATGAATTATTATACTTGGGCGGTAATCCGTTAGCTAGGCAAAAATGCGAATTAAATAAGCCATTAAAATTTATAGACAAAAATGCAGGATATAAAAGATTTTGTGCTGTATCAAAATCTTGCTCTTGTTACATAGAATTTGCCAAAAATAATAGATTAGAAAAGTACAAAGAATTTTCTGAAGAAAAAAAGAAAAATAGATTAGAAAAGTTCCGTCAAACCAATTTAGAAAAATATGGCGTTGATAATCCAACCAAAAATACAGAAATAAAGAATAGACAAAAAGAAACAGTTCAAGAAAAATATGGCGTAGAGTGTATTTTATTATTACCAGAAAACCAATTAAGTAAAAACTCAGTCGAAGCAAATAATAAAAGAAAAAATACTTTAGTTGAAAAATATGGTGTTACTCACCAACAATATATTACCTTGGGCAAGGACATTGAAGACATCTTAAAAAATAAAGAAAAACTTAAAAAAATTATAATAGATAATGATAAAAATACTACTAAAATCATTAAATTTTTGAATCTAGATAGAACTTCATTTTTATCACATTTCTATAAACATGAATTAAATTTAGAAATATCATTAAATAAAATGAGTTATCCGGAAGTCATCATCAAAGACTTTTTAGAAGAAAATAATATTATTTTTTCGCAAAATAATAGAAAAATTATATCACCTTTAGAGTTAGATTTTTATTTGCCAGATTATAAGTTAGGAATAGAATTACATGGACTATATTGGCACAGTGAAAAACAAAAACCAGATATAAAATATCATAAAAACAAATTTAATCTTGCTGAACAAAATGGTATTAACTTGCTTCAATTTTGGGAAAATGAAATCAGAGATAATTTTTCTGTAATAGAGAAAATGTTAAAATATAAATTAAAATTACAAAAATCCAAAATAGGTGCTAGAAAAGTTACTCTATCAGAAATATCTCCCAAATTAGCGAATGAATTTTTAGACCAAAATCATATACAAGGAAAAACTCCACAGCAAGGAATAAGAATAGGTGCTTGGAATAATTTAGAATTAGTGGGTGTAATGACATTTCAACCCAAAAAAGATGGGTATGAATTAACTAGATTTTCCATTAATCAACCTGTCCCCGGGTTATTCAGCAAAATGATAAAACATTTCGCCATAAAATATAATCCAAAATGGATTAAAAGTTTTTCAGATAATAGAATTAGTAATGGCAATGTATACCTTAAAAATGGTTTTACATTTTCTAAAGAATTACCCGTTACTTACTACTACACCGATTATCAAAACGTGTACCATAGATTTAATTTTAGGCGAAAATTAATTGAAAAAAAATTTGGTTTAGATTTAACCAATCATACCGAAAAATCTGCTATGATTGAATTGGGGTTTGATAGAATTTGGGATGCCGGTAAAAAAGAATGGTGTATCACATTCTAAGAAGAAAAAAGAGCGATTTAATCGCTCTTTTTTCTAATTTAATATCTAGTAATTAGAAGTTATTAGTCTCTAATAAAATCGCCCAACATAGCAGGAATCGTACCATCAAATCCACAAACGTCAATCATTCCTGAATCCTTGGGATCAGCAATGCTGAAGTTGTTTGCGGCAGTAGCAATAACTGCCATTTTCGCAGGGATACCAGTTAATTTGCGGTAAGACTTTAATGCTTCAGCAGGTTGAGCACTTGCTCTAGATCTACCCCAATAACTTCCACTACCAGTTTCGTTATCAGTGTAAACACAGAATGCGTCGAATTCTCTCTTGTTTTCCTTAGCCCAAGAAAAAGGTGCAGCGCAATCGGTGCTTCCAAAAGGAAGATTATCTATCTTCTTCATAACAGCCGGAAGTTTCATCTTAGATGAAATATTTAATTTAACTAATCTGTTCTGGAAGCCCACAACCTCTGCATTTTCCTCCACCGAAAGAGTAATCAAACTCATAGCAGCGGTAACTTCACGGGCAGTCAAGCCCTGGATTGGAGTTGTTCCCAACCCAGTCATACTACCCGAAACGTCAAGTGCCAAAAGTATTCTCTTGCCGGTTGGTGTAACATTCACAAAGGCCTTGTAGAATGCTTCATCAAGAGCAGAAAGAATGTCTCTGTCAACAGCCCAAGTGTTCTTGCCCAACATACCTTTACCCTGCTCATATGTTTTTAGAGCAATCAAGATTTGCATTGGATGCACTCTAGAGCGCATTAAGTGTTCCTTGTTGGTTAGCATTTCAAGAACTTTGTTCTTAGCTTCTGCAATATCAAATACTTTATTCTTTGACATTGTACCAAGGTTACGAATAGCTGCGGTCATTGGCATACGCTTTAGAAGCGCGTTCCATACACTTGCATCATTCAAGAAATGTGTTGATACTGCTTCACGGGGAAGATCATGTTCTTCAATCAACTTGATCGCAGACTTAACGTCCTGTTCACCCAGCTTTTTCATTTCTTCAAAAGCTGAAATTTGAGCGTGAATGTTTGCAGAAAGATCAGAACGTGTTTCTGTTACCATCACACCATTCTTCTTGATCTTACGCACTGTATCACTCAAACCGTTTTGACCAGCAACCGCCCATCTGAATAGGGCTTCCTGTTCGGGCGAGTTAGCAACAGGGTGCGCGAGACGGATAATATCCTTGTGTGTCCATCCATCACGCTGCTGATACTTAATCATTTGATAAGCTAAGTCTTTTACGCTCTTTTCAGTGTACCACTTTGCCACAGCCTTACGAGCAGCCTTACCCCAACCACGAAATGATTGCATGTAGTGAGCAAAGGTGTAAAGATGAGTTGCAGTTCTAACTACTTTTGGTAGTGCATCAAAAGCTGCCTGACGTGTTTCAAGATTGGTGTGCGCGGAAGCAAGGGCTAAAGCAAAAATAGCAGGATTATTCTTATAAGCTCTTCCGCTTATTGAAATATCCGCTACCATCTTTACTACTCTTTTGCCATCCTCGTCAAGGCAGCGAAGAAGAGCAAGCGCGTTCTGCTTGGTAAGTGTTTCTTCTTTAATGTAATATGTACCACCTTCAGTACCGAGAACTAAGAAGCGTTCCAACTGCTTCCAATCATCCATGGCGAATACAAAAGCGCCATTGGAGTTTTGAGTCATTTCTGACTCACGACCCTTGATTACTTCGTGCTGGGTTGTTATTCTTTTTGCCATAATAGCCTCCTTTAAGATAAGGTTGTTTAAAACGATGTTTTGTTCCAATACGATAACCGTTTTAATTCGACCTTAAAGTTGCATTTTTATTCTAATAAACTCAGTAGAGTACCGTTAACCACCCGGAACATATTAATCTGTGTTCCTGCCAGATTGAAGAGCAAATATCGCCGTTGGTTTGACCATTTGGTCAGTGTTTGCGGTGGTGTTACGTCTTTTCTACTAAGTGTTATGCATTCCGCAGAACCATAACTTCTTCTGTGTTATACGATAACCCAACAACAGCGGCTCTTTAACTTCTTTAAGCTTAACAAAGCTTCGATCTAATGTCAACAAGTTTTTTCAATTCTTTTTAACATTTTTTGTATTAAGTATTTAGTTAATATCCGCAAATAATAGTTCAAATGCGATATTTTCTAACTTTTTATATCCTACATGAATATTGATAACATGTCAATAAGTTTTTATAATATTTTTAACATTAGGAGAAATATATGAAAAATCTTATTATTATACCTGCGCGCGGTGCATCAACTCGCTTGCCAAATAAACCACTAGCAGATATTAATGGTAAAACCCTAGTAAGGCGTGTATATGAACGAGCAATTGAGGCAAATATTGGTGACGTAATAGTCACTAGTGACAGTGACGAAATAATTGCTCACTGTAAAAGATATAAAATTAACACAATTAAAACCAGCGAAAGTTGCCAATCAGGAACTGACAGAGTAGCTGAAGCATTTGCTTTATTAAATGATTTTAGTTATACAAGAGTTATTAACCTTCAAGGAGATTTACCATTCATAGATGGTGAAAATATTAGAAGAGTATTGTTTCCGTTAAATATAGGATATGATGTTGGTACACTTGTTCATAATATGCCTGATGAAGAAATACGCAACCCAAACACTGTAAAAGCCATTGTTTCTTTTGAAGATAAATGTGTAGTAACGGATAATTTAATAAGTTACCAAATAGGCAGAGCACATTGGTTTGTTAGAGCTGCCATACACGGATTGCAACATGTTGGAATTTATTCGTTCAAGACTAAAACATTATTAAAAATACACAAACTTAACCCAAGTAGCTATGAGAAATTAGAAAAATTAGAACAACTTAGATTTTTAGAAAACGATTTGCAAATAGGTGCATTAACAACTGATCAATTACCACCAGAAGTAAATACTCCGGAAGATTTAGAACGAGCCATAGAATATGCCAAAAAAACTGATAAGAAAACATTTTTTAATCATTGGCCATTGTAGTAAGTTTAATTTATTTTTGTAAATTTTATTTTGCCGGCATCCCAAATTCTATCAAACCCCAATTCTTCCATGAGTTCTTTTTCAGTTTTATTACTAATATCAATATTAAATTTTTTTCTAATATTTTCTTTTCTAAAATTAAATTTATGATAAAAATTAATATAATCGGTATAATAATACCCTGAATTAATTTCATATTCAATATCAAAACCAGTTTTTTGGTATAAATTACCATAACTATAACGCAAATCAGCAAAGGTAATAATTCTATCGTATTCTATACTTTTATTAATATAACTTAAAAATTTTGAAAATAATCCAGGATATATTTTAAAATCATTAGCATATCTGGTTATATCTAAGATATTTGATACTTTTTTATATGCTAATACTGAAATTAATTGATCATTATTAAAACCACCCAAAAATTTACTTCCCGGAACGCCGCCTTGTATATGAAATTTATTCAAAAATATATTACCATCAATTGATGAAATCTCTTTAATAATTATTTTTCTAGCACCAACCCCTTTATCTGATAAACCTACAATATTTTTTATCTTTTCCAATATTATTTCTTTTGAATTTTTATATTCATTTTCAAAAATATGAAGTAATCTTATATTCTTACTTCTGCATAAATCAGTTTTTATTTTATGATAATTTGGTGATTTGCCGCCACCACGTTCAGAGTGCCAAAACAATCCATTATATTCTATTGCTAAATTAAATTCAGGAATGAACATATCCAAAGTATATGGCGGTATTATTTTTTTATTAGTAATTATTTCGCCTTTATAAAATTCTCGTATGTTGGATAATAATTCTTTTTCACCATTAGACCAAGGTTTATTAAAATTACCACAATTAGAACAAGGCGTATTAAAATTAATAGATCTATAATTAAACGTAACCATAGGAATAGTTTCTTGAATTAAACATTTTTTACATGTATATGTAATACCCATCGTTTTATAATTTGTTATATTATCAAAAGAAATAACGATTATATCGGAATTTAAAGTTTCTATTTTATCTATTTTTCTATTTTTAATTTTTTCTTTATATTCGCTTGACTGGTGATAATGTTCAACCCCGTATTTTATCAAGTATGTATTTTTTCTATTTTCTTTTGTTTCAATTAAAGAACTAATATTTTCTACTCCATGATTTTCTAACAAATTATTTTTTCTAGTCAAATATGCTTTAGATTTAGATAATTCTAAGATTTCCTTATGTTTTGGCGAAATTACATCACCATACTTATTAATCATAGTTTTTAATCGTTTTTCCTGAAATTGTCTTGTTTTGGCTGGGCTAGTTTCACCATATTTTTTAATATTAGTTTGTTTAGCTTTTTCCATTTCTTTGGCCTTTTGGCCTGTTTGTTTTTTTAATTGTTCAGCACAAATTCTAGAACAAGTATTTTTATATATTACCCCTGTTAATTTAATTCTATTAGAACACACTGGGCAATTTGGAGGATTTGATTGATCATTGTATAATAATATCAATTGTTCTGAAATATGTATATTTGGATATATTAGGTTTAACCAACTAATAAAATCCGATGTTTTGGCTATTTTTCTAGACCAACCTTTGCGAGGTGTTTCTGATAATACCTCTAAAATTTTATTTTTCATTTTACTCACAAAATAAGGGGATTTAATCCCCTTATTTATATTATTTTATGACTTTGCTGTCAATTATAAATTAAATTTGAAAAACATAAATATTTACTATAATATAATTTAGTTGAATAACTATATTTATCCAGGAAAAATTATGGTAAAATGCTTAGAATGTGAAAAAGAATTTAAACAGATAACTAATCGTCATCTTAAATTTGCCCATAATTTAACTACTTTTCAATATAAAGAAAAATATCCCGATAGTGAATTATTTGATAAGAAAATATTAGAATTTTTTAGCGAAAGAAGTAAAAAAGCTAATGAATTGCGTAAAGGGGTATCACGTTCAGAATCAATTAAACAAAAAATTAAAGACACTAAATCTAAACAAATTATTGTTCCTTGGAATAAAGGAATAGCACAAACAAAAGAAACAAAAGATAAATTAAGTCAAAGTGGTATTTTACGTCATAGGAAATGGCATGAACAGAATACACATCCCCAAGTAGGATTAAAATTACCCAAAGAAACTAAGGAAAAAATTAGTCAATCTATGATAAGTTATGCTAGAAAAAATACAGATGAATTAAAGGAAAGAGCAAAAAAAGCTATTATTACTAAAGTTAATAATGGGTATTATGAAAAATTAGCCTTAAGAACAATTGAAAAATATAAAGAAATTTTTAAAGAGTTGGATTTTTCAACATTATCATATAATGATGGATTAGTGGAGTTGTCTTGCAACAAATGTAATACCATTCATACCCGAAGTATTAAATCATATCATCATCAAAGAATGTGTAGAGGATGCTATCCGACTCTTAATTATAAAACAGAAAATGAATTATATGATTACATTAATTCTTTAGGAATTAAAATTATTAGAGGTGATAAATCTATTCTTTCAAATAATTTTGAAATAGACTTTTTACTGCCAGAATATAATATTGGTATTGAATATAATGGATTGTATTGGCATTCTGAAAAAAATGGTAAGGGCAAATTTTATCACTTAACTAAAAGAAATAAATGTTTAGAAAAGGGTATTAATTTAATTCAAATATTTGAAGATGAATGGCTTAATAAATTAGATATTGTTAAAAATAGATTAAGTTCTATTTTGGGATTTGGTAATAAATATTATGCTAGAAAGAGTGTCGTTAAGGAAATATCTAGCAATATTGCTAAAGATTTTATCAATCAACACCATATTTATGGATATACCGCAGCTTCTTTAAAGTATGGTCTATATATTGAAAATGTTTTAATAGCAGTAATGACTTTTACTCGACCAACTAGAGCTAAAAATCAATTAAAATCTAATTATGATTATGAATTATCAAGATATTGTTCTAAAGGTAGAGTATTGGGTGGCGCATCAAAATTATTTTCTCATTTTATTAAAGATGTTAATCCAGATATAGTTGTTTCATATTCTGATTTAAGATGGGGGATTGGCGATTTATATGAAAAATTAGGTTTTAATTTTATAGGTAATACTCTTCCTAATTATTGGTACACTAATGATTATAAATTTAGAATTTATAGGTTTAATCTTAGAAAGACTAAATTTGACAATCCAGATTTAACGGAATGGGAAAATAGATTAAATCAAGGGTACGATAGAGTTTGGGATTGTGGTCATTCTAAATGGATTTGGTATAAAAAATAACTCGTAAAAAAGGAGCATTTCTGCTCCTTTTTATTTTTCTATTTAATATATATTATATTATATTATACTCCAGGCAATAAGTTAGTTAAATCTTCACCAGTATTTCTAATTCTAATTGGTATGTAGATAAATTCTATTGCTTTAACTGGCTGTATCGCTACATCAATCCACAATTCATTTCTATCAATTCTATCTGGAGTGTTATTGCTCTCGTCGCAAACAACCGCAAAGTCATATAATGCTCTTAAGCTTACCAAGTTACCAGTAAATCTTTCAAATACTGATGTTACCTGATCTCTAGTTTGTTTATCATTTGGTTCAAACAAGAATGGTTTAGCAATAACATCATAGTTAAATCTCAAGAAGTTAATCAATCTAACAACATTCACTCTACTTAAAGCACTAGTTTCATTTGGATGAAGTGTTTTCTGTCCAAATACCACAAGTCCCTTGTTTGGCATATAAGCTAATGGATTAATATTATTAACATATAATGTGTCACGTTGTCCGGGATTCAAAATTACTGGTTGGTATTCATCTTCTGAATTAATATACCCAACTGATCCAGCATTTGTAATTAATCCTCGATTAAATCCTGCAGGAGCAAACCAAGGATATGCCACATTATCATTGAACGCAATGGTTCGCAAAACTAGATTGCTTGGCGGAACAACTACTTCCTGGCCATTTGTATTGGTGCTCAATGCCCACGGATAATATAGTCCAACATAAGTATTGGCAACCGTTAATCCTTCATCACCAGTGCTTGCAACGTTATTTGCATTGGTTGCCCAACGTTGAATGCTAGTTCCATCCGGTTCTAATCTTGCGGGAGTATCGCCTACGATAAATGCTACTTCCTTAATGTCGGTATTTAGTGTTACCATTTCATCAATAAGTTCAGGGTATCCGGGGGCTGCTATTAAGTTGTAAAAAGCAGTTTCTGCTCTAATATCCTGATTACTAATTATGTCAGCTGCTATGGATTGTATAACCAATCTTCTTTGAGCTTTTCTACCCATAAACGGACTTCCATCAACTTCGTTACCCGAAGCAGTAACCCACCTGCCTTGGTTAGCAGTAGTAATAGTATCGGTTGGGAAGTCACTTAACCCAACGGAATATTGAACACCAGGAGATTCTTCTTGACCAACAAATTCTGCAAGATAATTTGGAATCCATCTTTTAACATTGTTTGTGGATGCTCTTGTGTTGAACAATAGCATACCGGCGGGATATGTTCTTGGATCCGGCGCATCGGGATCTAAGAAATCCGACTTTGTCAATCCAGCCTGCGTTCTATCTCCATCTCGTTGCCCGTCAACGCTCCAACGAGCGTCCCCAAAAACTATACCAAACGGTGTGGTTTGGTCAGTAGTATCAATGGGTTCCCATACTTTGGTTAGTGCCCGGTATCGATAAAGCGCCGGATAATTTTCAGAATCGCTTCCGTCCAACCATAAATCATTTTCTACCAATGGAGTACCATCAGTTTGAAATTCAGGAGCACTGCCAGCAATAATAACACCCTGGGGGTCTACGCTTGGAAATGCATTTCGCAACCCAATCCATTGGTCACCGTCGCCAACCATAATGTCAGCTAAGAAATCGTCATTAAACCAAAGTCTACCCGATTCTGCTTCGGTAGTTGGGGCAACAACTGAAGCAGAATAAGTTAAATCAGTAAATCTACTTGCGTTTAACCCATCAGTAAAGCCCAATGATGCAATTGGATCATCAGTATTGGTAGTATCTACAAAAGCGTTTGTATTTGGATCAAAATACCCAATAGTTAAACTGTATCCGGAAGTGTTGCTTATTCTTAAGAATCCGCCTACACTATCAGCAAGTATATTTGGTAACGTTGAATTATTAATATCAGTAATAACGTCAGCTATCCCCGAACCAGTAATAGTAATTATTTGACTGTCTTGCCCGCCGCCGTTTGGTGTACCAACAGTCAAAACAAATTGGTCTCCAGGAACTAACGACGGAGTAGTAACACCCGGAATACTATCCCCAATAATATCAACTGTGCCGGCGCCAGTGTATCTACGTAATATTTGTGATGTTATTGGATCAGATACTGTACCATACAAGTTAAACCTAGTATACAAAGTGCCAGGAGCGGCCGATGTACTAAGAGCACTCAATGCTTTATCATCATTTAAATAAAATGGGGCAGGAATCGTTGTCCAAGAACTTGTTGTTCTGCTATAAATTTTAACAATGTAGTCGGCGCCAGCATTTGGGTTCGTAGTTTTAACCCAAATATCGCCTGATCTAGACCCTGCAGGTACTTGAAAATGCGGGGAATAATATACTCTATTTCTATTAATATTAGTGGTTGTGAAACCAAGTAGAGCGGTGACACCAGTTGATCCAGTAAGTATTAAATTACCGCCCTCTATGTTTACTACCGCTATTCTGTTATTAACATCCAACATAGAAACAAACTTATCATTCATCGAAGCATTAACTAGATCTAAATTAATTTTAGCAATAACATTGTTTAACGTATTAACATCGGCTACCCCAAATGTTATTGTCACAGAATCATCGCCATTAGAAATAGTTAATTGGTCCGATGAGGCCAAAGGATTACTCAAATAATTAGTTAATGTAATACCAGTTGCTACAGTTGTAGAAGTTCTTCTCCAAGTATCTGAACCAATCAAAAACCAAAATGCTACAGCATCTGGATCAGATTCACCGAGCAGACCGGTTGGTCTTATTTTTTCATAATATAAATTATCACCTAAAATTGGCATTACCGCAAAATCACCGTTTTGTCCCAAAGTAAAACTTGGGTGTCGAACCACAGTCTGATTATCAAATCCTAAACCAGTTACCACTGTTGAATCGCCACCTATATCAATTTTACCAGCATCCAAATTTCGTATAGCTAACCAAGATCTATCACTGTAACGTAATACAGTAGCTCGTATAGATGTAATATTAGCGGTATTAATAAGTAATGCTACCTGCTCAATTGTATCTGAATTATTAATAGATACAATTACCCCATTGATTTCTAAATTACCAGTAACTGCTACCGCTGTGGTATTTTCATCAAAACCAACTTCAGAAACCACCACATTTTCTGTTTGACCCGTCCTCGAAACAACCAACGGTATTTGCGACTGCCATGCGGTTCCGGGAACAGAGCTACCATCACTTTTAAATATACCCCAAGATGTTTCGGTTAAATCAAGCCAATATGTACCACTAAATGGCGGATTTGTGGGTTCAAAGTTAGTCGGCAACATTTGTGCCAAATCCAAATCAGCTCGTATTACATACGCTCTATTTGATATACCCAAAAATTGATATGCCGCCAATAACCCATATTCATTTAATTCATATCCGGGAATAGGAGTGCCCTGATTTTCATAAAATACGGGATCCCCAAATGTTTGTATCAATTCACGTTGCGAAGTTATTAGATATAATTCGCCAGCATTTGCTGTCACTGTTCCGGAAGCTACCGTATTGAATACCGGGCCCAAAGCGGTGTTAATTGTTTTATTTTGTTGAGTAGCAATAAAAATAAGAGGAATAGTACCCGGACCGGAAGATCCTGCAATACTTTCATCTATAACTTGTATTTCTACGCCTGGTGATACTAAAGCCATTATTTAATCCTTCTTTACAATAAAAGTTATTATAAACTGTTTATTTTATTTATCAAAAGGAGTAAATTTTATGCAGATTATTTTTGCCAATCAGCCGAATTCATAAAAGTATCAATAGTATCATATAATTTAGACAAAGAATCATCGTTATTAATAATAATATCAAAATTTGTGCCTATCCATCTAAATTCTGATTGATGAACTCTATATTTTTTAGTAAAATCTTCCAGTAAATGTGGCGAATTGGTGTTTACATCCAATGCCATACTATACCATTCCGGTAACGGGCCGCGCTTAACCCAAACCAATTTACCAGATAACTTTCTAATTATCTCAATTTCATTCGGGAATCTACAATCTGTTATGATGATATTGGAATTTTTATTAGATAATAATCTATTTTCCAAAGAAAGTGTCCATATATCTTGGTTAAAACTATTACGAAATACTTCTGTGCCAATAAGTTGTAATATTAACCTAGGAGTAGCATTTGGTAGTTTTAATTTTTTTGACCACCATGGATCCACTGTTTCTCTCCAGTTTCTACTTTCGTCAGTATCCCCTTCAAGCAGATGCCTGGGCCAATTAAATATGGTCGCAGTTGCATCTTTTAAACTCTTGGCCAGTGATTCTCGGTTAAATTCATAATTTTTAATCAGATAATTTGCAACCGTATCTTTACCTGCGCCAATAAATCCGGAAATTGCTATTATTTTCATTATATTACCACTGCATTAAATTCTAAACCAAATTTTAAAAAATTATTCCAATTAACTAGTTTGCATTGAGTAATACGGTCATCGAGTAAACTACATATTTCCGATCTAGGAAAATTCATCAATAACCATATCCTATATGTGTCTGCACTTTCTTTATCATAAAAAGCTGCATGATTAGTATTCGTTTCACTATTTATAATATTATAATCCTGCAATGATATTAAATATCTATAAATTTCATTATTATTTTCTTTAAATTTGGTAGCATGTGGACTATATATTGAAAATTCATTATTAATTTCATCGTCAATTAATATTTTATTACCATATACATTATAACAATCATCAACATGCCATTCTGTTATAAACGAATTAGCATACATTTCTGTTATTCCATCAAATTGCGGAACAGTAATCAACCAAATAGTTTTTCCTTTCAAATTTAAAAAGTCATTTAAGGATGAAACTCTATTATTCTGTGGAGTACCCAAATATTTAGTTAAATTATCAGATTTATTCAACATTTTGCATTTTACTCCCATTCATTACTAACCATAGTGCATAATTATCCGCAGATTTTTTATTTTTAAAAACTTTTATTTGTGTATCATTATTACGATTATTATCAGTAATATCAAATGGCACATATACTTTATGCTCTTTAGTGGTCCATAACCACCCAAATACTTTATTATCTTCTAATTTAATTATACCAAATTTATAAACATTTACTGAATTAAATATGTCTGTTTGAACCATAAATGTAATTTTTGGATTATTAGAATTATAACGACCTTTTATAATTTCTGCAAAATTTATTATACCATCTTCAATATTATTCATTTTTTGCTCTCTCAATTATAGGCAATAATTCGTAAACATTAGAAAAATCAAGATTAGTTAATGTTGTAATAAAATCATGGTAAGAATTCCCAATGTCAGTTATAATTTTGGGTTTTGAATTTTTATGATAAGGATGGGGTGTTATAACTTCTTTAATGATATTTTTTCTAATTAAACATTGAACAATTTTATCATGTTCTTCTAATTTTGATTTATTTTTAATTTGGCTGTTTCTGTAATAAAATCTAGAAATATTATATATTTCTAGAGAAAAAATAAAAAATTTATAACTGAAAACTTCTCCATCAAAAAATAATATTTCATAACGTCTATTATCTTCTAATATTAATGTACAAAAGATAGGGGTGTTTATTAATTTGGTCATAAGTTTATTATGTAATACCCAATCATTAAACTCTTTATATTTTAAATATTTATCAAGCATATTGTTTAATCCATTTACCGTTTCCGCAATCAAATATTCGCGAATATCCACTGTTTATCATATTTTGATATTCAGTAAGAGTAGGGTCGCCACCAGAATTAATAATATTATGTTTTGTAAAATTAAACCTATGCAATCTTTTCAAATTTGGCAATTTATAATAATAATAATTCGGGGCGGTATCATATAAAAAAGTAAACCCAAGATGTTTATACAAATTACCAGACCCCCAACGCAAATCTGCAAAAGTAATAAGTTCTTTAACATCCACATTACGTTCAAAAGCTGTCAATAATTTACTCGCTCCTCCCCGTATATTAGCATCTATAGTTGCATATCTATAAATCTCATAACATTTTTCTTTAGAAATTGAACCAAGGGCGCGGCGCTGGGGTCCAAAACTCATTACAGCAACTATATCATCATTGTAAACTAATCCATAATTTAATTTAGTGGGAGATCCTGCACCAGATATATGTTCTTTTTCATAAAATACCTGTGCAGTTTTCCAAGGAATGTTAACTACTTTGGTCATTCTAGCATTTATTCGTAAATCTGTCAACCCAAGTTTATTCTTGATTATTTTTTTACATATATACTCGTTGAATACCCATTCGTCTTCAAAAATTGTAATTAAAGAAAATCCCTGTTCCTTACATTTTAAATATTTCATACGATGGTATTGTTTGTCTTTGTTTATATCGGAATGCCAATATAACCCGCAAAATTCAATTGCTAAGTTTTTTTCTAATATAACAGTATCCAATTCATACGGAGAAATTATTTTCCTGGTTCTATTTAAAATTGTAGTATTTAAATCATTGATTAGCCAATGATTTATTATTTTTTCATATGAACTTTCGTAATATTCTCGAATACCGTAATGATGCGCATAATTGGCCAAAGTTGTGGCAGATACCCCGGTTTCCGAGGCCAACTGCATATATGTTTTGTTCTTAAGAGATTCTTTTAAAATTGATTTGTTACCAACCAACAGTTGTTGTTCTGTAGTATAGTGTTTCATTGACCCGTTATATACACCATATCTATCCAAATTAGTCTGTTTTCTTTTTTCTATAGAAGAAGGAATTAAACCAACATTGGCAACTCCATATTTATCAATACAAGTCTGTCGTTTTTTATCTTTTATTTCTTGGGATTTACTAATGTATTCAACCCCATATCTGTCTAAATTGGTTTGTTTACTTTTATTTTTGACTAGTTCTGATTGAAAAGGATTTTCAACCCCATATCTGTCTAAATTGGTTTGTTTACTTTTATTTTTGACTAGTTCTGATTGAAAAGGATTTTCAACCCCATATCTGTCTAAATTGGTTTGTTTTCTTTTTTCTTTAATTTCAAGAGAATTTTCAGAGTATCCTTTTTTCAATGCAGTTTGAATTTTTAACTTGACCTCCGGTTGATTTATTTTTTCAGAAAAACTTTTAGCTCTACATTGACATCCAGAATTTGTAGTTGAACAAAAAACATATTTACCCCGTTTAAATGGTTTAAGTTCATCGGTTTCGTTACATAATTCGTAACTATTATATAATAAATATATTGTTTCTTCATTACTTCTTGGAATTATGGGCGACAAATACTTATTAATTTCATCCATATATCCATTATCATGTATCCATGCTATTTTTCGTTTAGTGCTATATACCAGCAACAATTGGGTTTTGATAAATTCAATCATATTTATACCATAATTTAAAATATTATTATATAACAATATTTATCCAATTACGAAATAATATCCTTCATCGCCGCCATCACGTTGTGTCATAACCTCTTCCTCAAGCCGTTGCATTTCTGCCAATGCATCATTCTTTAGGGTATCGCCATTGAGTGTTACGCCGCCGCCCGGTCCGGGAATTGAAGAAAAGAAACTACGAGCTTCCCCTATCATAAATTTAGTGGCAGCAATGGCGTAATCTCTAATCCATTGTTTACTATCATAAGAAGTTAAAAGTATTGATTCTGGACGATAATTAAAACACCATAGTAATACTTGTTCAGGAGCAGCAAATTTTCTATGAAAAGATATTTTCTTAGTTACCTTATTCCAAGTGTACATCAATTCCAACCCAAACATACGCCCAACAAGTTCTTGATATTGTAACGCCAATTCATAAGTAACTAAGTCTCCCGAAGTGCCACTTGCATATGGAATACCATAGACCGAATTGGTAATACTGGCCGAAAAAGGATCAAAAAATGTGCCGCCGCCGGTATTCCCACTTGCGCCGCGTCGATAAACATCTCGCACTTCTAATACTTCATTTGGCAAGGTGTATGAGGCAGTTTCCGGTTGAACTTCCAAAAATATAAAACTTTCTTCAGTAGAATTTTTACTTCTAGTTCTATACCTATCCAAGGCCTTATCTATTGCTAAATCATAATGCTCCGGATCTGGTTCTAAATCAACCATGCCATCACCCAATGATAATTTAATTTCTCTAACTAGTTTAGTTCTTACATCGTTGTTTGATGGTATTTGGCCTAATATATCCACTTTAAATCTCCTGTGTGTTAAAAGTATTTATTAGTAAGCCTTTCCCAAATCACCTTTAATAAAATTTTCCAATGTTATTCGTAGTGTATCCAAATTTTCTAGATTAAACGGAAATTTATCATGATAACTCAATGTGTTAAATTCCACTATTTGCTTTGTTTTAGCCGTGTATAGCAAATAACCAATACTAAAATAATTTTCAGATAATTCAGTACAAAGAGAAATGTAATTAAGCAAAAATCCGTCATCATTTTCTTTTAGTAAGGATGCATTAACCGTGGTGCAAGTGCCTGTTGGTAACCTTGATTTATATGCTGATAATAATCTTTCCGAAGTTATTTCTGCTCCGGGTTTTGAAATCATAAACAACCCAATCAAATTATCATCCCGAAACGAAATCGTATTTGAATTTGCCGTTACGGTATAAGCAGATTCTAAATTACCCATAATATATGAAAAGAATGATTGAGTTGAATCATTGGTTGGTAATATAATTGGGAAACTAGATATCGTTTGAATTGCACGATAATGAATATCCTGCAATGTTAATTTAGATTGAGTAGTTGGTATTTTGGGGTCAAAAGGCGGTGTTAAATCAATTGTCGCATCATCATCGAATACAGGATTGGTGTAACATTCTGCAGCTTTAGCAAGGGCCGCATTATAATTTGGTGCGATTGGAAAAGTCAATACCAACCCACCACCCAAATTAAATTTAAGTATAATAGAACTAGAATCAGTAATATTTGGTTGAATTAGATTTTTATCAGGAAATAAAAGATAAATGAATCCCGGTTGTATATGAGTAACTAATACATTATCCATTTGTTGCCCGTCAAATTCAACGGTATAATTATGCTGTGGTCCAAGAGGAATCCCCAACTGAGTAAAATTGGGAGTCACAACCATTATCCCAAACTCATTTACATCATCATCATATGTAAATGACATAAAAAAATTAGAGGCTGCAAAAGTATAATAGCAAACATACGAATTAGTTGATTCTATTAAAACCGAACGTATCTTCCAATTTAACAAATCTTCAGAAAATGTTGCGGCATTTGAGGGTATTAACGGTAGCATTGCGGTCGCTGTAGAAAAAAGTATAATTGATAAAAATCTTAAAATATTGTTCACATAAACTCTCCCCAAAAGTAATTAAAATAAACTAAGTTATATTTAGTTATAATATGATTTTAATACTTTTAAGTCAATAGAAGCAATTTTTTCGTCATGCGAAAGTAACATTTGATTAGTTTTTTCAATATCCAAAATTGCATCATCTAAAATTGCGGTATACGCTTCTATATATTTGTGTCCATATTCTAATCTAATATATTGATTTGAAATACTTTTTAATGGAAAAACCTTAAGTTTAAGAAAACTTTCTAGTTCATTAACACTTTTGTTAGTAGTTTCGTAATATGCCAAAGTTTCCAAAATAAGTGAATATAATTTATTTGATTTAGCACTATTAAATTGTTTTTTCAAAAATTGTTTTTTCAAATCTGTTATTGTTTCAAGCCCACGCAATAGCAACTTATCGCGTTTACTCATTAAAAATGGTATTTTATTTTTAATTTTTAAATCATAAATTTCATTAAATGTTAATTCGTTTATTAAATGATGATATAACACATAACAACTAAATGTTGTAATGCAGGATATAAAAATAAATTCAATCATATTTAATACTCCACAAAAAAATGGGAGGGGATTTCCCTCCCATTAATTTTAATTAACCTTCCGATTGTTCTTCGTTGGTTGGTTCAGAAGTATCAACAAAATTAGAAAGTGTTTTGTTCATATCACCCAAATCCACCCCAATTTGTTTGGCTAATTCTTCAACCATTGGTACTTGCATCTTATAACCAAGCATTGCTCTAGAAACTTGATCAGCAATATTACCGTTGGCTTCAACTCCGGCGGTGCCGCCCATCATATTGCCCATGCCGCCGCTCATATGAACAACACGAACACTATCAACCTTTTCAATTGGCTTAACCATTTGTTCAAGAATGGCAGGCAAACGGTCAATTAGAGCAAGTCTAATACGTAAATCAATCTGTTCCTGGTTTAACATATTCGCAGCTTCATTGATTGCCTGTTCACCCTTGGCACGTGCGGCATCTTCGGTTAATTGAGCTTGTGCTAATCTTTCGATTGCTTTAGCTTTATTATCAGCAGCTTCATATTCAGCTTGTGCTCTGATACGTATGCGAGTAGCTTCTTCTTCAGCAGTCTTGGTTGCTTCAATAAGAGCAATTTGCTTAACACGGTCGGCCTTTGCTTTTTCCTCGGCGGTAATAACTGCCTGTTCGGCGGTTACTGCATCTGCTCTGGCAGCATCGGCTTTGGCTTGTGCTTCAGACCGTTCCATGCTCTTTGTAGCAATAGCAATTTCTTGATCCTGTTTAGCAATTTCAAGAGCTTTGCGCTTGTTGATTTCAGCTTCTTCAACAGAACGCTGTCTATTGATTTCTGCTTGCTTGGTGGCTTGTTCAGCTTCAATCTGAGCAACCTGTGCTTCCCGTGTTCTTTCGGCACGTTCTTTGGCAAGCTGTGATTCCTGCTGAGCACGACGAGTTTCAACTTC